TCAGTCCTCCTTAGATTTCCTCCGTACCAAATTCGTACCAGTTTTCAGCTTTTCCATCTCGCTCCAGTCGGATGTCGAGTTGAGCCATTTGGCGTAGGTCGAAAGCAGAACCGGCACGCTGTGGCCGAGCTGCGAGGCGATGAAGGCGGGGTTCATTCCAGCCATCAAACACATCGTCGCGTACGTGTGGCGAGTGTCGTACGTTCTGCGCTGACGCATGCCGAGCTTCCGCAGGGCGGTGCGCCAATAGCGCTTCGGGCCAGTCTCCGACTTGATGTAAAGGTCGGATCGATCCGCCGTCAGGCTTGTAGCAAACACGTAATCCGATCTCGCCGCAGTCAACGGCCTAGCTTGTTCGATGGCATGCAGAGCGCGTTCGTTCAATAGAACTTCACGAACGGTCTTCGTTTTGGTGCGCTCGATGATCTTGCCGCGGAGCTGGATCCGGCAGACCTTTGCCTTCCTGGCGCGTGTGTCCACCTCGTCCCAGCGCAGCGCCATTGCCTCGCCCGGGCGCATCCCTGTGTAGAACAGGAACTCGAACAGGCAGGCGTAGATTTGCTGCATACCTGTCGCCACCTCATAGAGCTTGGCGATGATCAGGTCTGCTTCTTCCTGCGTGAATGGATCCAGTTCCCGCTTTGGAACCTTTGCCACTGGGACGGATATCGTTGGGTCACGTTGAACGACCTCTTCCTTCATGGCCTGCTTGAACAGGCAGGTCACTACGCGGACGACATTCTTTCTGCGGCTTGGTGATGGCCATTTCGTCGTTGCGACGATCCGGCGAATCATGGTCGCTGGGATCTGGTCCATTGGCAGTTGTGCCAGGTGGGGGATCCAGTAGCGCTGAAGGGAGATTCGATAGCCTTTGCGAGTGGCGTCGACAACTTCTAACGAGTCGAGCCATTCCTGGGCGTATTCAAAGAAGGTGGGGCAGGCAGTGGAAGGAAGGTGCGCGCGGGATGAAGGGAAGAACTCAAGATACTTCTCATGGGTCAACACGCCCATCTTGGCGTACTGAACTACCTGAGTACGTAGAGCTGCTGCCGCTGCGATTCCTTTCTGGGTCGGTGGGTAGGCAAGCGTTTCGCAACGCCTGCGCTTTCCCCACTGGAAGCGAATTCGGACTGATTGGCCGATGACTTCGACGCCGGTCGGCAGGTCCAGAGGCTTTCTAGCCACTCGTCATACCTCCTTTTACTGTAGATGATTCGGCCGTCTATCTTCGCCCAAACCCATGTGGGGATGATCTTGCGGTCGCGCTTTCTCTGCAGGGCTCGAGCAGTCGTTCCGAGCAGCTCGGCCATCCTCTTTTCTGTCACCTTGTCGAACTCGTCGAGCAGTTGTTCTGCTGCGCTCATAGCAATACCTCATCTATCCGCAGTGCGGAGGTGTGAGTGGGGTTATTTGACTGGTTCTTGATGAACCAGCGCTAACGCAGGCGTGGCGCTGGCCGCGTATTTGACGGGCATTTGATTACTTGGGCGGTGCGGGAATGGGCATCCAGTGGGTTGGATGGAAGCCTATGGTGTCAATGGACACCATTTCCCCGCAGCGGAAGTAGTGCCATACACCATCAATGAACTCGCAATCAGTCAGTCGCATTTCCAGAAGGTCATAATCGATCCATCCAAACAGATCTATGCCGTCGGAGTCTGTTGGCGCACTGTCTATCGGAAGCCACTCGCTCATCTCCCGCCTCCTTCCAATTGCTCGTTCACGTACTCCAGTGCGCCGACCTTGAACTCAGAAATCGGCATCGCGCGGAATCCGGTGTAGAGGAGCGCAATCGGCATTCCTGCTTCATGCTGCCGCTTAGCCTGGGCATAGCCCTTAGCGCGCTGCTTGGTCATTCCCGCCTCCTTCCAGGGCTGCGTCTGCCATTCCTCTATCAATCTCTTCATCCCAGAAGCAGCCGGGGTAGTTCCCGATCTCTTCGTATGGAGAGCCGTCAGGAAGATCACGCAGCCACCGATACCGCTCGGCGTCCTTGCGCAGCGCCGCGTTCTCCGCCTTGAGCCGGTCCGCGTCGATCACTCGGGTCCAGCCTGGCATGTCAGGGATAGGCTCACGCGGCATATGCTGGTTGATCAGGTGATCTACCTGTCCGCGCAGCCGCTCCACCTCTGCCTTGAGCCGGTCACACTTCTCGTCCAGTCCTTTGATCGTCTCGTCACGACAGGCAATGCCGTCATAAGGCGTTCTTTCGTCGATCTCCAGCCGGTTGCGCAGCCGCTCCACCTCGGAAATCAGCTCAAGAACTGCTTGCGGCGTGCAGGCCAAGAAGAACGCTTCGTCCTCTTCGCCCTTTGGACCGATGAATCCAAACAGGTCGTTCTTGTGGTCAACCCGCAGTACTAGCGATCCATCATCGCCCGTGCAGGTGTACTTGAGGCCGCCACCAGCAGACGGCAGCCTGTCGAAGTTACGACCCGGCGTAGCCCGCTCCGCCAGCTCCTTCAGCTTGGTGAGGTCCATTAGGCAGCCTCCTTCTTGAGCAGACGCCGACGAAGCCGGCCAGACTTGGTTCGCTGGAAGTCGAGGCAGTCCTTGGAGCAGAAGACGAGGCCGCGGCCGTTATCCGGATCAAGGAATCCGATCATCCCGACCTGATTCGCCATCATGCAGACCTCAAAGGCGAACGATGGATGCCCGTCAGCTTCGCAGGCTGTGGATTTCCCGCAGGTACAGCAGACAAGCTTGAAGTGTACAGTCATGGTGAAACCTCTATTCCGGCTTGCTGGAGGGCTCTCTTGCAGCGGTGCAGCATTGCAACCTCTGCGCAGTGGATGGATTCAAGCGACTCGTAGACTTCAGGCTCCATATCCAGTGACTCTTCTGCGCTGATGACGAAGTCTGGAACATCCGGCAGCTCCACCTTCAGAGCCGCGCGGCAGGCTTGCCAGATGTATCTGCCCCAGCCCATAGCGCAGGACTTGCGGAGTTCTTCTTGCTCGGGTGCGCGCCACCAGTTTGCGAACTCGTCGTTATCGTCATTCACGGTCAGTCCCTCACTTCAATGCCGGCTTCGCGCAGCAACTTCACCATCTCTGCGCGCTCCTTCTGTTGAGCCTCGACGTCAACAACGCCTCGGCCATCGCAAACGTGGCACCAGCGCCGCTCAAGGTCATAGCCTCGACATGCTGGGCATGGACGAAATTTGGACATGCGAATGCCTCCCATACGGGTGTGCGGTTAAGGGGAAGGGTTAGGGGTAGAGGAGGGTGCGAATCTGCTCGGCGATTTCGCTCTCTTCGAACGACTCACCCCAGCCGTGCGAAATCTCACCGATTAGCGCAGACAGCCACTCCCTCGGCACCAGCACCTGGTCGTCGGGGATGGCCACTTCAGTCCGGCATCCGCCATACGGAGCGCACATTCCGGGAGTCTGACAGCGCATCATGGTCTTTCTGCAGATCAGATCACTCATGCTCATTCACCTCGCCGAGCAGGGCGCGCAGTTCTGCCATTGCCTGATCGCGCGCGTACTGCCAATTGAACATCTCGCCGATGTCCTGCATTGCGGGCTGCTCTTCCACGATCCGCCGCAACAGCCCCTCGCTCACCGCCTTGCCGTTGAGGCGCGCCAGTTCGCCAAGCGCATTCAACAACTGAGCGATCTGGCCTTTAACGGAATAGGTCTCGCCCAACTCAATCCTGAATCCATTCCGCCTGAAGGTATCGATGATCACGTCGTTGTCGAAATCGGGGAACACCACCACCATTGCGCGCAGGGCTTCCAGTTGCTCCCTGAGCGCCTGGGCCTCAGCCTTCGCGAGGGTCAGGTTGGTGATCGCCCGAAGCATCGGGTCTATCCCCGGATAGCTGACGAAGCCGAGCGCGGACATGATCGTGCTTAGGTCGAGCGATGCAGCCTCGAATGCGGCTTTGTAGTCGGGCATCACTCACCTCCCTGCGCCGGCGGCGCTTCGCACAGCAGGATTTCTCGCTGATTGTTGGAGCAGAGGTCCGGCCTACCTTTCACCTCGCCGAACCAGCGGAGCACCCACTCGCCGCCGCGGCACTGGCACTTCCACATCTTTCCTGGATAAACGCCGGACGGTGTGCTGGTTGAGTACTCGGCCAACTGCCCGAACGCCCGCTGATCCATCACTGCGTGCGTGTCGTCCAGAAGGATTTGGGAGCGGTCGGGCTGGCGCCAGTGCCGCCCCATCGGATCAGTCATTGCTGGAATCATCGGCAGACCCTCCCTGCGCCGGCGCGGCGGCGAGCCAATCTCGAAGCGTGGCAGAACATCTGACGATCTGATGCGAGCGAGAGCCCTCGCTGTACGCCACCAGTTCCATAGCCGCGCGGCGCACTTCCTCCGGCACCTGCCCAGCCTGGGCGACCGTTGCCGCATCGCAGTTTTGGCAGACGCCGTTGTTCGCATCCATGAAGCCAGCGCCATAGCTGTTAACCGGGAATGCATCTCCACACGCGCAGTGGACCAGCTCCGGCGCCGGGGAGGGTTGCGCGCAATCAGGACAATCGACCTCAATGTGATTACCGTTATGGTCGAGTTTGTCGGTGAAGACCATCTCCGAGCCGTGACAGGCCGAGCAGGTCGGGGATGGTTGCGCCAGGGCGGCGCGGTGACTCCATCCCTGCCAGAGCGCTTCAACATGCGAATGCAGGAACTGAGTACGGCCCCAGGCATCAGGCTTCTCGCTCAGGTCCAGGTGCTTGTAGTTGGCGCGGAAGCGCTCCCGCTCCCCATGCGCGCCCTCTGCCTGCTCGGGGTGAACTTGGGCACTTTCTGCCGCAGTTGCCTCCCCCTGCTGCGAGGCGAGGAAGTCCCGAGTAACCTGGCCGAGATTCCCGCTTTTCGCAGGCTCGCCGAAAGTCGCTTCCCACTCGGCAAGCAGAGCTTCGGCTGCGAAGACTCTCTTTCGCAGCACCTCGTTGTTCTCCACGGCAAGATCCTTGGCTACGTCTTCGCGGTTCATGCTGCCTCCCTTTGCGCGCCGTACTTCCTGAAGTACTCGCAGATGTCTTCGCTGAGTTGCTGGCCGCCGATGGTGCTGAGCTGGCCGGTCATGTGTTTGCAGCGGCGGAGCAGGGCGTCTGCCTCGGCTTGCCGGCGAGCGGATTCGAAAATGTCGTCGAACGACTGGCTGGTGATCGACTCGATCTGGCGTTGTGCTTTGGACTTGTCGAGGCCTTTCATGCTGCTGCCCTCTCGTGTTGGTCGATGCGAGTTCGAATGCCATCGTGCATCCCATAGATCGCCTTCTCGCAAGCAGTGCAGCGGCTCGCGAAACCAGATGCCTTGCTGCCGTCCATGAAGAACTCCGTAACGGGCTTTGCCTGTTTGCAGAGCGAGCAGCGCTTCATGCTCACGCCGTCCACGATGGCTATGCGGCCCTTGGCGAGAATCCAGAAGGCTTCTTCCAGCGTCTTCATCGGGCCGATCTTCCGTTGCACTGGGCGCAGGTAGTCGAAGCGGGAGTCTTTGGGGAAGTAAGTGCGCAGGATTCTCTGAAGCACTGAATCCTTGATTCCAAGGCGTTTTGCGAACGCTGCGCGCCCCAGCTTCTCGGGGAGAAGCTCAACCAGAGCCTCGCAGACCTGCATATCCTTCTTGCTGCGTTTCGACTGCTTGTCCCGGGCGGCTTCGTTCTGGTTCTCAGCTGCTTTCTGTGCAGCATCAGAGCCTCCTACGATGCGTCCGTTGAACTCAGATTTGGTCGCCGTTTGAAGACCAGATTCGACTGTGGTTATCTCGTTGCCTTCCTTCAGCCAAGCCTCAGTCGCCGCCTGCAAATCCTCATGCGTAATCCGGTGCTCTACGTAAACCGGCTCGCGCCACGCATCAGCCGCGAACCGTTCTTCAATCTCGGGGAAGTCTGTTTCCATGGCACACCTCAAAAAGAAAGGGAGCCATGGAGGCTCCCTCTAATCACGCCAGATTGATGTCATGCGCCCGCCAGGGGATGCAGGCGGATGAACGGGATGTCATCGTCGAAGCTGTCAGGCGGCGCGGATTGCTGGGACTGTGGCGCCTGTTGCGGGCGCTGTTGCCGCGGCTGCTGTTGGCTGTCACCAGAAGGCTTGCCGCCCAGCAGCTGCATATTGCCGTTCACGTCAACCACGATTTCGGTGGTGTAGCGTTTCACGCCGTCTTTCTCCCACTCTCGGGTGCGTAGGCTGCCTTCGACATAGATTTGCGAGCCCTTGCGAACGTACTCGGCGACGATTTCCGCCAGGCGACCGAAGAACACCACGCGGTGCCACTCGGTACGCTCCTGCTGCTGGCCGGTCTGCTTGTCCTTCCAGCTTTCGCTGGTGGCCAGGGTAACGTTGGTCACCGCGTTGCCGTTGGGCATGTAACGAACGGACGGGTCATCTCCGCAGTTGCCTACGAGAATGACTTTGTTAACTCCTCTGGCCATGAAGTTCTCCTGCAGATTTTGGTCCTGCGCCACGGCGACCGGAGACGCCAGGCCTTAGATTCAATAGAGAAATTGGGTTGAGACGGCCTCTTGCGACCATGTCGGCTGAATTGTCCTTTTGGGTTCCCACCTCCAGATGGTTCGGGTTTACACAACCTGGGTTGTCGCACTTGTGCCTAACAACTAGGCCGGCAGGTATTGGGCCGTGCGCCATTTCAAATGCGATTCGGTGAGCCTTTTGTGGCGGCCTTCCTCCTCCTGCGCTCAGGGTCCCGTACCCATGCCCATCCTTTGAACCTGTCCATTCCCAGCAATCGTCGTCGGCCTTTCTATCGACGTGCGCCCAGAACCTTAGGTGGATTGGGGTCGACTCATGCGATCTGTTTTTGCAGGAAATTGAGCAATAAGAGCGAGAGGCCCATTGGGACTCTGAGTCCTTCGGGTGTCGATAGAAGTCTGACCCGCATGCAGTACAGACCTTGGTTGGTCGGGATGTTATTGCTTTCACGCCGCCATCCTCCCGCGCATGTCAGCCTCAAGCGCTGCCAGCTCATCCAGGAACGCCTTCACCTCGGCCTCCATCTCGCGGATGCGCGCCTCGTCCCTGTGGTAGCGGAAGCAGACGTACTGCAGTTCCTCTGGAAGGCGGTCGTCGAAGGACACGAAGTCGACCCACTCTCGGCCACTGCAGGCCATCTGTGCGAGCATTTGCCATTCGTAGGTGGAGTCGTGCTTGCCTGACTGCATCGTGTAGATGTGGGTTGCGGTGTTGGGGACCTTTATCTCGAGGAGGCCATTCGCACCTACCAAGCTATCCGGCGATGCACCGAAGCCATCGATCTCTGGATGAAGGATCAGGCCAGTCTCAACCGTCATGACGCCGGCATAAAACTCGTAGGCAGAGCGTGCAATGGGCTCCAAGTCGGAGCCGCGCTGCATGGCGGCACTGGTGAAGCTCTCTTCGCGCTTGCCGGTCAGGCGTTCGCACAAGAGCTGCATCATGTAGTTCTGCCGGGTAGCAGAATGGGCGCCGCTGCGCCCCTTTGCCATCACATCCTTGACCTTGCTAGCCGTCACGCGCCCAAGGCGCTGTGCGAACCATTCATCACTACGCTGCTCGATCATCGCCGGCCTCCACAATCTCGCCTTCAATCGGTGCATCCAGAAGCTCTTTCTTCCGCTGGTCTTTGGCGACAGTAAGTTGGTCGCGGGCGCCCTTGGTCTTGTATGCCTTCCAGGCGTCGCTGAACGCAGTCTGCAGGTCCTCCATCGTTGGTGATGCCTTGATCAGGCATATTGCCTCGCTGATGTCCTCGTACTGCTCAGACGGCGTGACGTCGCGCTCAACAATCCGCTCTGCCTCGTCCTGGTCGTAGATTCCTGCGAAGCCGAACGCCAAGCGGGCGCACTGGATCATCGATTTGTGCCGCAGCATGCGGCGCGGGTGCGACTGCCAAGGCTGAGTGTTGCGCTTGCACTCGGCCATGTATTCGGTTGCGCTGATGGCGTGGCTGCGGTCCTTCCGGTAAATCTTGCAGGTGCATTCGGTGCCCTGCGGGTCCATCGCGAACTCCATGCCGTCGAACTGCGGGTTCTCGTTGATGATCCTGGCCCAGCCGTCCACCCCAACAACCGGCACGATGCCGTTGTTCTTGTCGGGGAAGGCGTAGAGCTCCTTGGTGAAGGGGTTCAGCTTGTACTGGTCTGCCACGATCAGCAGCGCGACCATCTGAGCGTCATTGACCTGACCTTTGAAACAGGTCTGCTTGAGAGTGCTAGCCACCTCTTCGGGCGTTGTGCCCATCTCGTAGCGGGTGGCGAACTTGTTCAGAAGAGGGGCTAGTGCCGTGGACATGGTAATACCTCGCCGCGCATGCGCAGCCAGTGAAGGAATGGGTTAGGCGTCGATTGGCGCGAATTCGCGATATGCGGCCGGAGTGGCGAAGGTCTGTCCCGCCTTCTCAAGGCAGGCGTAGTCCCAAAGCTCAGGTGCTGTCGCCAGTCGATAGCCTTGCAGTCCAGCTAGTTCTTCCCTCTCGAATCGCTGGATTCGCTCCTGAACCTCCTTTTCGGTAGGGAATCCCCCGTACCCAAGTCCGATGGTGGCGACGCCGAAGCTCTCGCCGTTGGTGATCACGACCTTCATCTCGGCCTCAATCGGGAACTTCACTACGTCGCTCATATCGTTCTCCAGGTAGAAGGGAAAGGCGCTTAACGCGCGCCAGTCGATGGCGTCACCCAGGCCGGATGCCGCTGTACGAGCCGGTTTGTAGCTCCAGGCCGCCATTGCGTGTGTTAGCTCTATGCAACGCACCGCACGCTGGCGTTGGCTCGGATATCCGGATTACCGGCCCACCGAGCTTGGGTGCGTGATGGGGTAGGCTGGCTGTTCCGCAGACCATCCGGCTTGCAGGTCCATGACCTTCGCCGCGCGGATCATCAGGATCAGGATGGTGAGCCAGCCGGGGATGATGATTTGGTTCATGCCTCACCTCGCTCGATGGACTCCGTGTCCTCGCCGCGGTTGTCCAGCCAAGCGCGCATGTTGTCAGCGGCTGTCATCTCGTCGCACCAGCCTGCGCCAGTGATTACAGCGCCGCTCAGGTCGGATTGTTCAGCCATGCTCGTGGTGATCTGCTTTGCCAGCTCCATGAACTTGGCCTGATCGGTGATCTTGAATACGGCGGTGAAGTACTCGCGGTTCATTTCGGCACCTCCACACAGCAGACCCACCACCCATTGCACTTAAACGGCGATCTCCTGAACTCCAGATACGAAAAGCCCTGATTTCTCAGGGCTTGGATTAGGGCGGGGAAGGTCGGGGCGATGTATACCATCACGACTCCTCCGTGGGCAGCTCAGGGGAAGGCATCCAGTGCGTTGGAACATCGTCCAGAACAACCCTTCCGATTCCGTCATAGGTTGAATGCACATTGGCTGGAGCCCAATCAGCATTCCCGTTGGAATGAAGCCACGACACATATGCTGCTGCGATGTAGCCTCCAGGCATTAGGACGATTACGTCTTCTTGGTACTCCGGCAGTCTGTCGCTGCACTTGATCCACTCGCTCATGCCGCCTCCTGCACCTGGCGCGCTGTGACTTTCTTCGGCGATCCACGCCAGCCTTCGCGCGCTGCTTGAACAGTTGCCTCGTTGATAGCTATGGACTTGCTCGCGGCCTCAAGAGTCAGACCGTAGACCGGAAGCCTGGATGCCTTCGGGTAGGTCAGTTCGACGTAGTACTTCATGCTGCGCTCTCCTGGATGCATTGCTTGGCGAGCTGAACAACGTGCTCGCGGATGCGGCTGTGGTAGATGGCAGATGCCAGTTCGGAGTTGTTCTGCTCCAAGGCGATGAGGATCTGCACGACTGGGCACTCACGGCCGCCGATCTCGCCGAGCAGTTCCATTACCGAGTCGGCGAAGCCTTGCTTCCAGTTCGGCATGGTCTTGGTGAAGAACAGGACGTTGTCTGCGTCGTTGCCCTTGAGGAGCTCGCCTACCTGCTCGGTGAGCCATTCGCTCTGAGCGAGGCAGCTCTCCTCTAGCCGGTGATGCTGGATTGCGTTCATGTCTATGACCTCGTGGTCGCGTGCATGCGGCAGCGTCCTGTCTCGCTGTCGTCATACAGGCGAAAAAATGCCCGGACTTGCCGGGCTAATGAGGGGTAGGGTGGGGATGGCCGGCTCGCTAGACCGGCGCGCAGTAGGAGACCACAAGAGCTGGTTACGCAGCGCTTGCAGCTGCCTTGGCAGGCCTGCGCATCATCCCCATTGAAGGGTGGCGTCCTTGCCGGGGAGTCAGTCTGGAATCGGCATCCAGAACTCTGGAAGTTCATCGAACGACTCGCCGTCATACAGCGAGTGATAGGTGAAGTCTTCGCCATCATCGTGGAAGCGAACATCTTCTATGTGGCCGTTCTTCCACTTTCCGAGCAGGTCGGTATCAATCGGAAGATTGCCGTCTGCGGTCTTTCTCCAATTGCTCATCTCGCCTCCAGTGTGTGTATGCGCAAGGGCGCGTTAGGCGTCGCGGGCTGCGAGCATGGCGTCGGCTACTTCGTAAGCAGCTTTCGACGCACAAACATCAGCTTCCAAACCTGACCGGGTTGCCATCCGATCTACCCAGTCGCCATTTGCCAACATTCCTTGCAAGGCCTTCGCCGCGAAGTAGTCGCGCAGGGTCATGCCGTAGTTCGTATTTTCAGTGAATGAACCCTCGGGGAAGGCGTACGTTTGCCCTGGAATCGGAAACGCCGGAATGTTCTTTTCCATTTCTTTCTCCTGCTTGCGGAGCCATGGGGGAGCGGCCGCTAGGCCCAAGTCGTGACAATGGGCGCCTATGGGTTTACCGCTGGGGTTTCCACCTGCCGTCGCACGTCAGCCGGACGCTCCCCTCATGACTCCAAGGTTCGACTTCCTCGATGCCCCTCTTGCGAAGGGCATCTGAGAAATAATCATTTATTCACCCATAGCGTGGATCGCGTTTGCTCGGTGCATGCACGCCTCATGAACTGCGCGTTCGAAGAAGCTTCTACATCCTGAAAGCTTGAATTGGCGTGCCCTGCGAATGGCTGCATGGGCTTCGCGGAAATGGAACTTGCTGCGGTTGTTCATGGTATTTCTCCTAGTTGACTTCCCGTCTGGCCCTCGGTGAAGGGCCAGCCAGTGAAATCGGGTGCCGGTCTATTCCCGGCTGTCATCCAGGACTCATCCCTGGCGATGCCCGCTCCCGCTGCTGATTGCAGGTTATGGGTTCTCGGTGGTTGGGCTCGCTCTTCCTCCCCGCAGCGTCAATCAGCTCTCTCCGCTGCGGATCAAAGGTCCATACAACATGCACGCTACAGAGCAGGCGCCCGAGTGATGGGGCAGGGTGCATGAGGTCCGGCGCGCCTTCAGCCGAAGCTCGGCGCGCTAATTCGATTCGGTGTTTCCCGCCGCGCTCAGCAATCTGGCGTCTCGCGCGGCGTCTTTCGTGTCTGTTAAAGAGCGGTTCTCTGTCTTCCAGAGCCGGTCGATCCCTCGTCGGGGCCGGGGAGTCATTTTGCTGACTCCGTGCTAGCTGGTGGCTTTACCAGCCGTGTGTGCCTTTTCAGGGCCTCAACCGTTTCCGGTTGCGTTGGGGTAAATCTACAACCCAAAGTTACAGTGCGCAAGGGTTTTGGTTGTAAAAATTCCGCATAAAGGTTGTTGTTCATAGAAATCAGTAACTTAAAGTTGGATTTTTGGGCGTAAAAAACCCGCCATGTGGCGGGTTTCGGTCTTACAGAGGTCATTCCCTGCGCAGGCTTCTTGCAATTTCATCGGCCAGTACAGCGACATCGGCGATGGAGTCTTCATTCGTCTTGATCGCCGCGTAAAGAGTATCGAGCTTGCCGTGAGCGGAGCGAAGTTGCTTCTGAAGCTCCTGGACCTGGTACAGGGCGTAAACGATAAGGGCTGCGAGAATGCCAATAGTGAAGCTCATAGAACCTCCTTGTCAGTGAAAGCCGCCTGACCAGAACACCCGGCCAAGGATCTCGATTTCCTGATCCCGAATTTGGGCGTTGCTGTATTCCTCGTCGGGATGCTCATCTCTGTTGAAACTGCGTACGCGGAGTCCGCCACCTGGCAGCCTGTAGAGTTGCTTCACGCGAAGCTGCCCGCCATGGCTGATGGCGTACATGTCACCGTCCACAACCCGTGTGTTTGACGTATCGATGGCCACGGTAGAGCCGTTCCGTAGTACAGGCTCCATGCTGTTCCCGCTGACGCAAACACAACGCGCCGCCTCGGGATCTACGCCCTGGTTCTTCAGGGTGTACTTGCCGAACCTAAGTCGCTTCGTAGATGACTGCTGTACAGCTGTTCTCCCGCTTCCTGCAGATAGCTCAACTTCCTTGAGGAACGGCACGGATACCTCATCGTCATCTAGTGGTGTGCTGTCGTCCCAGACCGATACCGGCTCCAGGTCCTGCGCATTTGGCTCCGGTGCGTGCACCACGCCTTCTATGCCAGCAACTAGATATGCCGTGGTCGTGGAAAGGGCGGCGGCGATCTCTTCCAGGCGGCGTCCGCGCGGAATGGATTCCTCAGCCTCCCATTTCTGGACGGATTGAGGGGTCAGCTTAAGGCGGCGTGCCAGCTCTGACTGGTTCAAGCCGGCCTGCTCTCGTTTCAGCGCTATGCGCTTTCCAATCGTGTTCATACCCAAATCATGCAGCTGCAAGTTGTAGCTTGCACTGTGAATATGGGTTGTAGAGGTCGCATCCATGAGATAACCTATAGTTGTAACTGTAACTTTGAGGTGAACATGGAAGAGCTAGCAATCCGCAGAGCTGTGCAGGCCGCAGGCGGTCAGTCCGCTCTGGCTCGCATCCTCCAGGTCACTCCGCAGGCAGTGCAGAAGATGTGTGCCTCTGGTCGTGTGCCTGCCGAGCGAGTCCTCGAAATCGAAAAGGCTACTGGCGTCTCCCGCCATGAGCTTCGCCCTGACATCTACCCCCTGGCCGCATAGGAGAAATCCCGCATGTACGCAGACCCCAAACACAAGAACCGCAACGAGACAAAGGTGCGGCTCGACGATGAGTACGAACTGTTTCTGGAGAACCTCGCGATCATCCATCGCACCCAGAAAGCTGTCCTTGCACGCGAAATCCTGAAGTCCTGGATCGACGAAAAGCGAGAAGAGCTTACCCGGAATATCGCCGCGGCCTGAAGGCCGTAACGAGGGCCTATGACTGCCAAACAAGAATTGGCATTGCCGGACCTTCTCGACGATCAGGATCAAGAGTTTTTGCGGGAACTTGCTGAACGGCTAGGGCTAACGCCAGCGCAGGCAGCCAAGCAGGGGATTCAGGAAACGATCGTTAAGAGAACACGTCCGCGAACAATGCCAGGAACGGTTCAGCCGTTTCGACGGAAGACTGAATAGGGCGGGGAGAGGGACTCAAAAGTCCGGATTCCAGACGTAAAAAAGCCGGGATTGCGGCCCGGCTTCTTCAACAACGATATCGAGAGGAATCATATCAGATGGGTATTCAGACAATCTACCCCTGCGGATGGAGGAAGTAATGAGCACAGTCCTCATGTCCCAGTGCTGGCCTATTCAGGGCCTCAGTTGTGCTCAGAAAGCAGTGCTTATCTCGCTTGCTGACAACGCCAACGATCAGGGTGTTTGCTGGCCAGCAGTCGCGACTATCGCCGAGCGTACCTGCCTTTCCGAGCGTGCTGTTCGTAATGCCATCCGCACGCTGGAAGATTCCCGCATCGTCGAGTGTCATCAGCGCACCGGACGCTCCACTTACTACGTCCTGACCCCGGCAGCATATGCCCCCGGCAGCTCATGCACCCCTGCACCAGATGCCGACCACCCCGGCATTTCCTGCACCCCACCCCGGCACGACGTGCAGGGGACCCCGGCACCAGGTGCCCCCATAACCGTAAGAGAACCATCAGAGAACCAAAAGGGAACCAAGAGCGATGCTCGCGGTGCTCGCCTTCCTGCTGATTGGTCGCTGCCGCAGGAGTGGATTGATTGGGCGTTGGCTGATCGCCCTGAGTTCACTGAGCAGAGTGTTCGCCGAATCGCTGAAAGCTTTGCTGATTACTGGCATGCGGCGACCGGGCAGAACAGCCGTAAGGCGGACTGGTTTGCCACGTGGCGCAACTGGTTCCGCAAGGAGCGCGCTCCGGCTGGCAACGTCCACCACCTGCCCAGCCGTCACCACGGCTTCGACAAGCGCGACTACACCGCTGGCCTGATCGAGCGGGAGGATGGCACCTATGGCTTCTAACGCCCTGAACCTTGAGGTCTGTGACCTTGAGCGCCGCTTCGGCATCGTGTCGAAGTCTCCGGCGAAGTGTGACAAGCACGGTGAGTACGCTGCGATCTTCCGCAAGGGTTCTGATGTCCCTGGTGGCTGCCCTGACTGCTCGGCTGAGGCTCGTGCCGAGAAGGACCGCGAAGAGCAGGCCGAGATGTGGCGTAAGCAGGAACGCGCCATGATGGAGAAGCGTCTGGCGGGTGTGCTGATCCCCGCACGATTCCAGGGCCGCAGCTTCGACACCTACGTTGCCTCCAACGCTGGCCAGAAGAAGGCCCTGAAGGTCTGCCGCGAGTACGCTGAGAACTTCGAAGCGAATGCCCAGGAAGGCCGCTGCCTGCTCCTGCTGGGCAAGCCGGGGACTGGTAAGACCCATCTGGCCAACGCCATTGCCGGCCACGTTGTCTGCAACAGCCGTAGCGTCACTGCAGCCTATCGCACCGTCAGCACCATCCTGCAGTTGATCAAGAGCAGCTTCGACAAGAACTCTGAGTACAACGAGATGGACGCCTTGGAGGCGCTGTGCTCGCCGTCGCTGCTGATCATCGACGAGGTGGGTGCTACCAAGCCGACTGAGTTTGAGTTGGCCACCCTGTTCAACGTCATCGACGGGCGCTACCAGGAGCTGCTGCCGACCATCATCGTTTCCAACCTGATGCCGAATGAGCTTGGCACTGCGCTGGGTGAGCGCTGCGTGGACCGCCTGCGCGAGAACGGCGGCATCGCTCTGGTGTTCGACTGGGATAGCGCGAGGGTATCGAAATGACTCGCCGAGAATTCCTCGACAGCCTGACCGTTGGCGACCGCGTGAACATCGACATGGGAGCGCGCGGACTGGTGCCGGCCAAGATCGTCAAATCATCTCCCGGCCTGCTGCACGCGAAGTTCGGCAGCGAGGTTCGCCGCTTCGTTCGCAAGGATGGCGGAACCCTGTACTCGCCATCCAGCAGCAAGTCTTGGCTCGTCCCGATGGAGGTGGGCAATGCCTGACCTCACCATCATCGCCATCACAGCCTTCTTCGGATGGCTGTCCCTGAACCGCGGAAACCTCATCGGCGCATGCATCTGCATCGCTCTGGCTGCAGTCATAGGAGTTGCCTGAATGGACATCGTAGATCTTGCAAACGACTACGCCGAGCAGGAGCTAGCAGACCGTCTCTTTGGTCGCGTGCAGTACGTAGGGCAGAGCGCTACTCACTGCGAGGACTGCGGTGAGGAGATTCACCTGCTGCGGCGTGAGGCCGTGCCGGGTGTGCGCCGCTGTGTTGACTGCCAAGAGATCAGTGAGGTGCGGAAATGAACTTCTGGATCTGGTTCCTGGCTGTCTACTTCTGGTTCATGGAGAACCGCTACTTCGGCTGGAATGCCCACCCTCAATCGGAGGCTGAGCTGATCTGCGATGGGATCGTGATCTTGCTGGTAGCGCTTTCCTTCTTGAAGAGGGGTAAGTGCCGTGGCTGACCGCACCTTTCGCATCCAAGGCGCAGTTGGCCTGAAGCTGGCATTCCGCAACGCCTTCGAACTCTGCAAGCAGCTCATGCAGAAGGACGGAACCGGCTACGAGCTGGTGATCCGTCCGCTCAAGTCGAAGCGCTCCATCGAGCAGAACAAGCGGTACTGGTCACTCCTGCGCGAGCTGGCCGCCGTCGCTTGGGTCGACAACCGCCAGTTTGACGATCAGGTGTGGCACGAGCAGTTCAAGCGCTGGTTCATCGGCTGCGAGGACGTGAAATTGCCAGACGGCTCGACCGAACTGCGCGGAATCAGCACCACGAAGCTGAGCGTCGACGAGTTCGCCACCTACATGACCCGTATCGAAGCCTGGGCCGCCGAGCAGGGTTGGCCGCTGATGATGCAGGAGGCCGCATGAAAGGCCGCACTCCCATTCGCTACGAGAAGCACATCCACGACCGCATGGCATCCGAGGTCGGCTGCATCGCCTGCCGCAAGGATGGCATCCGCAACATGCACGTCAGCATCCACCACATCGACGGGCGCACGAAGCCAGACGCGCACATGAATGTGCTTCCGCTCTGCGCCGGCCACCATCAGGACGGCACCGGAGCGCCCGGACTCATCGCAGTACACCCATGGAAAAGACGATTCGAAGAGAAGTACGGCACCCAGCTCGAGCTGCTGGAAGAGTGCATGGAAATCCTGGCCGAGAGGGACTGCGCATGATCCTCGAACAGTACGTGAAGCAGCAGACCGCAGAGTACGCCCGCATGGGCCTGATCGATGCGAAGGAGGGGGTATGACTCCACGCGAACGGCTTTCAATGCGGAGAAGCATGAGCATGCGCCAGAAGGCTGGCTACACGCTCTTTTCCCGTCGCGGCCATTTCAACTACTTCTGGCGCTGCTTTCTGAGCAGATTGGGAGATGACGAATGAGCAACATCCGCCAAGTCCAGTGGAACGAAGGGGCGCCGGAGAAGCTTCAGGCCGGGATGCTGATCCTTTGGAAGAACGGGAAGGTACTTATTCACGGCGGCTACAGGGACTCACCCAAGGGAGCCAGCCTTTCTAAAAGCAAAGGCGTGAAAGCCTGGGCCTGGCTCATCCAGCCCCACGAACTCAACTGGCTCGAAGACATGGCATCTCGGAAAACGAGGACGCAGGAATGAGCGCACCTATACGCGTAACACCCATAGATTTCCGCGGCTGGAACATGAGCATCGCCCAGATGTTCGGCAGCGGCCCTAAGTTCACGGTTACCTGTGGACAGTGCAGCGGCACGTTTACGAAGCGTATCCCCATGATGAACAACCCGGGGCTGGCTTGCCCCTACTGCAACGCCATCAATGTGCTTCCGTTGGAAGTTAAGCGAGGTTGAGCATGAGCGACGACAACGTAGTCCCCATGAAGAAGCGCGGCGACCGGTATGAGGCCCTTATTGGGGCTCGTGCAGAGTTCCAGGAGAACGTCTATGGCGCCATCCATGCGGCATGGAACTCCGGTGTTGATCGTGAGCTGATGCGCGACCAGATGCTCTGCATCCTCCACCGGATCATGGCTGATCTCGATTTCGATCAGGTGAAGTTCGAACCGGAGGAGCCGGCATGAGAGATGGCAGTGACTTCTTTTGCCTTATGGCGCTTGTCGGGATGATGGCAGGCCTTGTTTGGTACAACGCTGAGCCACGTATCTACCCGCAGTCGGTTGCATTCGCTCAATCATCCTGCGCTTCGAATGGTGGATGGGAATATATCGAAGAGGGTCGTAATGAAGACTCTTCGGTGAAGTGCAAGAACGGCGCTGAGTTCTCCTACAAATGGGAAGAATTGAGGAAGGTAAAGTGACCAACTCCCGCGCCAAGGGCGCCAGGGTGGAACGGGAGTTCGCCGGCCTGTGCTTCGACAACCTGGGCATCAAGGTCGAGCGCAACCTTGAGCAGAGCAGGGCAGGTGGGCATGACCTTGACGGGCTTCCGGGGTGGGCGCCGGAGATCAAGGCTCGCGTCTGTGTCCCATGCCGCGCCGAACTGCTCGCCATGTGGGCTCAGACCCTAGACCAAGCCACTCGCGCAAGTGCCAAGCCAGTCTTAGCAGTCAAGGTCAACCGCCGCGGCTGGACAATCTACGTCGATCTGGCCGACCTCAACGATTCCTGGCAGCGCTGCAAATCATGGGCAGCCATAGAGCCGGAAGACTTCTTTCAGCTGGTTAGGGAGGGAATGTGATGCTGGCAGCCGACTACTTGGGGCGCGCTCAGGCGCTCATGCTCGAGCGGGGCAAAGAGTACGATAAGCCGGAAGGTGAGCGCTCCATGGGCCGCGCCGTGAAGGCCTTCAATGCGATAACCGGGCACCACCTGAGCGAGGCCGAGGGCTGGCTGCTGATGCAGGTGCTCAAGGACGTACGCCAGTGGCAGAACCCTGGCCGATTCCACCAGGACAGCGCAGAGGACGGCATAGCCTACTCGGCCCTCAAGGCTGAGGCCCTCGACTCCATGCAGACCTTCCCGCACGACTCCCTCCAAGACCGTATCCAGCGACAGGAGCAAGCCTAATGGTTGCCAAGTTCACTGATGAGCAGTTGATCAAGGCGCTCGGAACCATGAGCAACCGCCAGGCTGCCAAGCACCTAGGAGTGACAGCGCGCAGCATTGAGCGTCGCCGCGCATCGTTGGCTCGCAAAGGCTGGAGCCCAGAGCACGACATGATCCATACCGTGCCGGACGGCTACAAGGTCAAGGGAGTCAGCACCTACTACAACAAGGAAGGCAATCCGGCCGGCCAATGGGTGAAGTCCAGCATCGACGAAGACCGCCAGCGTGAGCTGTTCGAGGCATCTTGCAAGGCTGCAGTGAAGGAGCTTCCGGTAGTCGTGCCGCGCAAGGCAAAGGGTGAGTATGTGGACCACCTGCTGACCGCTTACCCAATCGGTGATCCCCATTTTGGCGAATACATCTGGGGCGAGGAATGCGGCAAGGATTGGGATCTGGATATCGCTGAGCGTGTCCACTGCGGCGCCATGGCTGCGCTGGTTGAGTCTGCACCTGCTACCCGTCAGGCCCTGATCATCAACCTCGGAGATGCGGCCCACTATGACTCGATGATCGCTGTAACTCCACGGTCAGGCCATCACCTGGACGCCGATAGTCGCTACGCCAAGATGGTAGACGTGCTGATCCTCGCTATGCGCCAGGTTGTCGAATCGGCGCTGGAGAAGCACGAGAGCGTGCACCTGGTCCATGTGATCGGCAACCACGACGAGACTGGCGCTGTATGGCTCAGCCGGCTGTTCGCCCACCTCTACAGCAAAGAACCTCGCGTCACGGTGGAAACGTCGCCCAGCGTGTTCAGCTACTACCGCTGGGGCAAGACGTTGATCGGTATGCACCATGGCCACACCAGCAAGGCGGACAAGCTCCCTGGGATCATGGCCACCGACCGCGCACAGGAGTGGGGAGAGACTCGCCACCGCTACTGGTACACAGGCCACATCCACCACGAGAGCAAGAAGGAATACCCAGGGTGCGTCGTCGAGTCGTTCAACACGCTGGCACCTGGCGACAGCTACGCGCACTCAGGGGGCTGGCGTTCGCGGCAGAACATGAAGTGCATCGTGCTCCACAAGGAACACGGCGAAGTCGCGCGACACACCGTGAATCCGGATATGCTCAAAGGTGAAGCAGCATGAAACAGTCACTCGACACCGCATACCTTCTCCAGCAGTACGGCATCTGGTTGCGAGTACAGGCAGGCATGCCGCGCTACGTTTCCCCTCAATGGGCCCTGATGAAGGACAACATCCAGGTCAGCAGTGAGCCGACGCCAGACATCCTGGAGGAGGTGGCCATGCTTATTGACCGGTACATCTGCCGGCTTTACATGCGCTACCCGAAGGCCGCTGAGGCACTCTGGAACTACTACCGTTATGCAGGAATGACATACCGGCAACTTGGACGACTGATGGGGATTCACCACAACAAGGCAGAAGAATTGGTGTCTGTAGGGTTCTGGTGGCTGGATAGCTCTCTCGACTCGTATGCAGAGGCTGCATAAAGTGCTTGCAAGTGGAATCCGCCAGATGTAGGATTTCAGTCAAATTGCGGTTTTACCGCTCAGAGCCCTGGACGTGTGCTGGGGCTTTTTGTTTGCCGCGCCTGATGAGTCCAAATGGACGAAACCGAAAGGTCGCGCGGAGTTGCCCCTGGCGGGGAATAACTGGCAACCAGGGAGATCAATCCTAAGCCGATTCAAGTGAGTCGATTTAGGGCGTGGGCGTGCAACGATCTCCTGTGCAGCACGCATCTGGCCCGCCACCTATTTTTAGCCCAGCCAAAGCGCTGGGCTTTTTCATTTCTGGAGTATCGATGGACCTCGACCTTCGCATCTCGCGCTGGATTCTAGAAGCGCAGCGAAGGGGAGTCCGTCTTGAGCGAATCCTGATCCATCCCGATGACTACCCATACGCCAGGAAGCACATGCGCTTTCTGCCTATGGCTGTGCTCGGACAGTTCCCCAGCGCTGAGTAAGCGCCCTCTGCCGGTTGAACAGGCCGGCGTTTTATTCAACAGCGGCCCGCAAGGCCAGGAACCGGAGCCATGAAAATGGATCAGGACCCAAGCCTGTGGGCGGCCATTAGTGGCTGGGCTACCGAGCACTCGGCCCAGCTCTACGCCTTCGGCCTCTCTGCTGTAGTAGCAGTGCTCAGAGTCATCTACGACAAGGGTGGCTGGAAGCAGATGGCACTTGAGGGAGCTCTCTGTGGGTTGGGCACGCTGACACTCGCATCGCTGCTGGCGTGGCTGAAGCTGCCTGAATCACTCGCCACCTTCATCGGCGGCATGGTCGGATTCCTGGGCGTCGAGAAGTTCCGCGACTACGTGAACAAGTTCGTAGGGAAGAAGGTGGGGCAATGAAGGTAGTTGAGTTCAAGCAAGAACCCTATAAAGACTGCCTCCAAGCGCTTCGCAGCATCATTGAAGACATGGAGAAAGGTGAGCTTGGCCCATACGAGACTGGCTGCCTTGTCCTGATCAGCAAGGATGGCATTGTCGATACCTTCGGGTTCGGCCCTAAGTCAGATGACCTCCAGGTGATTGGCGCGCTCCGCATGGGTGAGCACGCTATCCATGACGCGATACGCAGTTACGACTAGAGCGAGGGAAGAAGATGAACAAGCTCATCATCGCCATCTTCCTCATCCTCGGCATCACCTCATACATCTACTCGCACCGCACTGACGACGTAATCGTTGCCTGGTGTCGGTTCATTGCCGGGATCGTCCTCATCGCCATTGGGGCGATTGGGTGGATGGTCTCGAATTAATCAAGGTTAATCATCATGGCTCATGGCGGAAAGCGCGAAGGTGCTGGCCGTAAGCCTGGGTCGCGCAACAAGATCACTGCAGATATCAAGTTGGTTGCCCAGAGCTTCGGCGAGGAGGCGATCAAGCACTTGGTAGAGATTGCACGAGACGGCGATGCGGCTCCTGCTGCCAGGGTCGCGGCAGTGAAGGAGATCCTTGATCGCGGCTTTGGTAAGTCGAAACAGGAGATGGAAGTCTCCGGTCCGGATGGTGAAGGCCTGTTCTCCGGCATCAATGTGACCTTCCGCAAGGCCCAATGAACATCGAGTTCCCGGACAAGCTCAGCTTTCTGTTTGAGCCGCACCGGTACAAGGTTGCTTACGGTGGACGTGGTAGCTCGAAGTCGTGGAGCTTTGCGCGGGCGCTCCTGCTGCAAGGGGCAATGAGTCCTAAGCGTGTTCTTTGCACTCGTGAGGTGCAGAAGAGCATCGCCGACTCTGTACACAAGCTGCTGGCTGACCAGATCGCCGCGCTTGGTCTGGCCTCGTTCTACGAAGTGCAGCAGATGTACATCAAGGGCCGGAATGGTACGGAGTTCAGCTTCGCCGGCCTTCAGCAGCACACCATTGACTCGATCAAGTCCTACGAGGGCGTTGACATTGTGTGGGTTGAGGAAGCCCACGCGGTAGTCAAGAAGTCCTGGGACGTGCTACTGCCGACGATTCGTAAGGAAGGCTCAGAGGTCTGGGTTTCATACAACCCTCAGCTTGAGTCTGACGAGACGCACCAGCGCTTCGTGATTCATCCGCCGCCTGACTGCGTGTCGGTTCTGATGAACTACAGCGACAACCCTTGGTTCCCCGCTGTACTCGAGCAAGAACGCCAGCATGCGCAGGCAACCATGAAGCCTGAGCAATACGCCCACATATGGGAAGGCAAGTGCATGCCGGCAGTTGAAGGCGCCATCTACTTCGAGCAGATGAGCCAGGCCGAGTCTCGCATCATGCATGTCCCGCACGATGGGCTGCTGAAGACGCACGTTGTCTTCGACCTAGGCTTTAACGACGCGATGACGATCATCCTGGTCCAGAAGATGGCCGGCGAGATCCGCATTGTTCACTACATCGAAGGACATCAGCGCACGCTGGCTGAGTACAGCGCTGAGCTGCGCGGCCTGCAGCTGGACGGGCAGCCGATTAATTGGGGCAGCGTCTACCTGCCTCATGACGGCTATCACAAGCGGCACCAGAGCGGAAAGTCGGACGCCGAAGTTATGGGCCAGCTTGGCTGGAACGTGCAGGAAGTGCCTAACCAGCCGGTTGAGCAGGGCATCAACCGGGCGCGTGAAGTCTTCCCTCGCGTGTACTTCAACAAGGATCGCACTGGCCGCCTTGTCGAGTGCTTGAAGCGCTATCGCAGGCATATCAACCAGCAAACCAACGAGCCTGGCGCGCCACTGCACGACGAGTTCAGCCACGGCGCCGACGCATTCCGCTATCTCGCAATCGTTTCCGACCAGCTCAGCAACGAGCAATGGGGCGGAACGCTGAATTACCCACGCTACAACAACGCTTGAGGCCAGCATGGCAAAAATGACCGAAGACGAGCTGAAGGCTGACGTCTCTGAGCGCATGCGCCAGGCGCTTGGCTATTCGTCTTCAAAGCTGTCCCAGCAGCGCCAGAAGGCTGAGTACTACTACTTCGGCCTGCCTGTTGGTGATCTGTCGCCGCCTGAGGTTGATGGACGCTCCAGCGTCGTCTCCACGGACGTGCGCGACACCATCGAGTCGATGCTCCCGCAGCTGATGGTCACCTTCGTCGGGACTGACTGCGTGGCTGAGTTTGAGCCTACCAAACCCGAGGACGAGGACAAGGCCAAGCAGGCTACTGAATACGTGAACTACCTGTTCACCAAGAAGAACAACGGCCATCGCATCGCATACACCTGGATGAAGGACGCGCTGCTTCAGAAGAACGGCATCGTCAAGATCTGGTGGGATACTCGCAACGAAGAGAAGCGCGAGGAATACCGCGGGCTCAGTGATATTGAGCTGGTTCAGCTCTCCAAAGACGAAGAGATCGAGATCGTCGAGCAGGAGACATATCCAGATCAGGAGGATATGAGCCAGCGCCTGGAAGCCATCCAGATGCTTACGCTTCAGGCTCAGCAGAACCCTCAGGCAGCGCCTCAGATTCAGCAGCAAATCGCTCAGATAGAAGCGCAGCCACCGAAGCTGGTATACGACGTGGTCTGCAAGCGTGTGGCGACTGAAGGCCACATCTGCATTGAGAACGTGCCGCCTGAAGAGTTCCTGATCGCGCGGAATGCGAAGGACATCGAGACTGCATCCTTCGTTGCTCACCGCGTGCAGCGTACTCGCTCCGAGCTGAAGTCCATGGGCTACAAGAACGTGGACCAGCTTGGCACCGAGGATTCTGGCCAGGCAATGAACTCCGAGCGTATCCAGCGCCTTAGCTGGAACGATGAGAATGCCTACATTGATCAGGACCCGAGCGCAGACGATAGCCAGGAGCGCATCTGGGTGCTTGAGGCCTATGTCCGCGTTGACTTCGACGATGACGGCATTGCCGAGCTTCGCAAGGTCACCATGGCGGGCAACACGCTGTTGGACAATGAGGCAGTGGATATCGTCCCGTTCGTGTCCATCACGCCTGTGCCGCTGCCGCACCAGTTCTTCGGCCTGTCCATCGCTGACCTTGCCATGGAGAGCCAGCGCGTCAAGACCAGCATCCTGCGCGCACAGTTGGACAACATGTATCTCACCGTCAATGGCCGCTACTTCGCAGTAGAAGGCCAGGTGAATCTGGATGACTTGCTTACCTCTCGCCCTGGCGGCGTGGTGCGCACCAAGCAAATTGGCGCAGTAGGCCGACTTGATCAGGGAGCACCTGACATAGCTACCTCCATGCAGATGATGGAGTACATGCAGGAAGACCTGGAGAACAAGACCGGTTGGACTCGATACTCCCAGGGCAACGACAACAAGAACCTCAACGATACCGCAACCGGCGTGAACATCATCACGAACCGGGCGGACATGCGCCTCGACCTGATCGCGCGCAACTTCGCTGAGGGCTATGTCGAGCTGTTCAAGCAGATCCTAAAGCTGACCTGCCAGTACCAGAACAAGAAGCAGGTCGTGAAGCTCACTGGCGGCTGGGTAGAGATCGATCCGCGCGAGTGGCGCAACCAGTTCGACGTTACCATTAACGTCGGCATCGGCATGGGCAACAAGGACCAGAAGGTCCAGCACCTGATGATGCTTGGTCAGGCCCAGGCGCAGGGCATGGCTATCGGCATTGCCACTCCTGAGAACATCTTCAATGCCGCTACAGAGATGGCGAAGCAACTCGGGTTCAAGAACCCAGAGAAGTTCTTCAGCGACCCATCCAAGCAGCCGCCGCAGAACAAGCCGGACCCCGAGCAGATCAAGGTTCAGGGCCAGATGCAGATCGAGCAGGCCAAGATCCAGGCGCAGGGCCAATTGAAGCAGATGGAGCTCCAGCACCAGGCCCAGCTCGAGCAAGCCAAGCGCGAGTACGAGCTTCAGCTTGAGCAGGCACGCATGCAGTTGCAGGCGCAGGTGGATATCAACCGCCAAGAAGCAGAGGCGCAGCAACAGGCCCTGAAGGCGCAGCAACAGGCTGAGCTCGATGCCCTGAAAGAACAGCAGGAAACCGAGCGCAAGCGCATGCAAATTCAGTTCGATACCTGGAAAACCGAGCAGGACAACCAAACTAAGGTCCTTGTCGCTCAGATCCAGGCCCATACCAGCATGAGCAACGCTCAGACCTCCGCAGCCAGCAAAGGGGCGCCGAATGGCAACGCTTGAGCAGCGCATCTACGACGGCAATCGGGCGAAAGAAATCCTTGAGAACGAGGTGTTCATCCAAGTATGGGCAGACGTCGAGCAGGAACTGACGAAAGCATGGCTGGAATCCCCGGTAAGAGACGTGGAAGGCCGCGAAAAGATATTCATGACGCTGCAGATGCTCCGGAAGCTGCACCGTGCGGTGGAGACCTCACTGGAAACGGGGAAACTGGCTCAGAAGGAGCTGGAGCACAAGCAAACCCTGGCAGACCGCGCCAAAGAGATCTGGCGGCGCTGAATGCCATTCTCACCGGACGTTCCGTCCTGATCCGTAGATAACCGAGGAAACACAATGAGCGATCAAGCGATTGAGCAGGAAATCCAGGCTAAGGGTTTGACCGCGCCTCGGATCACTCCGGCAGACATCGAATCGAACATCTCTGGCGAATATTTCTTCACTGCAGCATCTGCAACGCAGGGTTGCCCACAGCTGCCGCCGCTCGCGCTGCTGACCTTCTGCGTCCTGGTTCTGAAGAATGGCTTCACCGTCACCGGCGAGTCCGCCTGTGCGAGTCCTGAGAACTTCGATGCTGAACTCGGCCAGAAGATCGCACGCCAGAATGCAATCCAGAAAATCTGGCCGCTTATGGGCTATGAACTGCGCAGCAAGCTGCATGGTGGTGATGCATGAACATGTTCATCCATGGTCGTTGCGGCCACTTCATGGCGGAGTCTGGAGACGGCGGCCATGGCTCTGCATCCACCGCGCCACTCAACGTAGATGGCGGGGCGGATGCGTTCGCCCAACTTTTAGCTGATCCTGCAGTAGATCCTGCAGATGCAACTCAGACTCCTGCTGATGACGAATTGCTGCGCACGCAACAGCCTGAAGATCAGCAGGATACTCCCGACGCTCCTGATCCTGACCAGGATCCAGAAATTGATCCTGACGATCAGCCGCAAGATCCCCAGAAGTTCACCGTAAAGGTGGACGGCAAAGAGATCGAAGTCACGCTGGATGAGCTGAAGAACGGCTACCAGCGCCAATCTGACTACACCCGCAAGACCCAGGAAGCCGCCGAGCTGCGCAAACAGGCAGATGCCGAGCGCAGCCAGGCCAACCAGGAGCGGGAACACTACTTCAACAACCTGCAGCGCATGCAGGTGGAGTTGGAATCGGCTCTAGGTGTACAGAGCCAAATCGACTGGCAAAAGCTGATCGACGAGAACCCGGTTGAGGCATTGCGGCAGCAGCATCTCTTGCAAGAGAGACAAGCTCGCTATCAGCAAGTCATGGCCGAGCAAGAACTAGTCGCTCAGCAATACCAGGCCGAACAGGCGCAAGCCCATGCTAGTTACCTGTCCGAGCAGCGGGAAGCACTTCTCGCCAAGCTCCCGGATTGGAAGGACGACGCGAAGGCCGCAGCCGAACAAGGCGCCATCTCGAAGTTCCTGCAAGAGCAGGGCTTCAACGACGCCGAAATTCAAGCAGTGATCGATCACCGGCACGTGCTGATTGCACGAGACGCGATGCGTTACCGGGACCTCATGGCCAATGCCAAAGCGCAAGCCAAGAAGGTTCAGGAAGCACCGCAGCGGGTGGTCAAGCCCGGCGTTGGCGAATCCCCGAATATCGACCGTAGAACCACTGCCATGAAGCAGCTGGGCAAGACCGGTCGTGTCGAGGACGCCGCAGCCGTATTCGCCCAATTCCTCTGATTTAGGAGTGAGTCATCATGACCGCAACCACTAATACCTTCCTCACCACTGCCGCAATCGGCAACCGCGAGGATCTGACCGACGTCATCTACCGCATCAGCCCGACCGCCACCCCGTTCATTTCGATGGCTGCCAAGTCCAAGGCATCCAACACCCTGCACGAGTGGCAAACCCAGGATCTGGCCGCCGCGGTGACCAACAACGCCCAGGCTGAAGGTGACAACGCCTCCGCCAAGACGGTAACCCCGACTGTGCGTCTGAACAACCGCACCCAGATCTCGACCAAGACCGTGATCGTGTCCGGCACCCAGCAGGCAATGAACCCGGCTGGCCGCAAGGATGAGCTGGCCTACCAGCTGTCCCTGGCATCGCTGGAACTGCGCCGCGACATGGAAAGCTCGGCTACTCAGCTCGACGTCACCGCTACTTCTCCGCGTCAATCCCGTGGCCTGGTTGGCTGGGTTGTGGACAACGTCGACAACAACGGCGGCACTCTGGCTTCGTACACCGGCAACACTGGCCGTACCAAGGGCACTGCAGTCGCCTTCACCGAAGCGCGGCTGAAGAACGTCCTGCAGAAGTGCTTCACCGCTGGTGGCGACCCGGACACCATTCTTCTGCCGCCGAAAGCCAAGCAGACCTTCAGCACCTTCACTGGTAACGCCACTCGCTTCGACAAGTCTGAGGACGCCAAGCTGTATGCGTCTGTGGACGTGTATGTAAGCGACTTCGGCGAACTGAAGGCTGTTCCGAGCCGCTTCCAGGACGCCAACGATGTGTTCTGCCTGCAGTCGGACAAGTGGGCCATGTGCTACCTGCGTCCGTTCCAGACCATCGAGCTGGCTACCACTGGTGACGCCCAACAGCGTGAACTGGTGGTGGAGTGGACCGTCGAGTCGCGCGCTCCGAAAGCCAACGGCGCTGTGTACGACGTCGCCTAACAGTAGCAACTAGAACAGGGGAGCTTCGGCTCCCCTTTCTTTTTGGGAGAGACAACATGCCCCAGATTAAACAGGGCGCTGACGGCGCTCTTGGCATCGAGGGTAGTGCAGGCGGCGACGGTGGCTTTGTTCCGGTCACGCTGAACTATCTGGCGACTACCACCGACTGCACCATATTCACCGCAGACCGTCCGTACACAGTCAAGGCCATTCGTGGTCGCGTCGATGTGGCTGGTACCGGTGGCGCATGTACTGCTGTGATCCGCAAGGTTCCGAGCGGTACTGCGCTTACCTCTGGCACCGCGCTGCATACCGGCTCGTACAACCTCGTTGGCACTGCGAACGCACAGCAAACCCTGACCCTTTCCACAACTGCAAGCGATCTGCTGCTGGCCGCTGGCGACTCCATCGCCTATGACCTGACCGGCACCGCAACTTCTGCAGTCGGCAACATCAGCGTCCTGCTGAACCCGGCCTGATTCACCGCCCCTTCGGGGGCGGCTTCCTTTGGAGATAGCCATGAGCAACACCTTCGAGGGTGCGATCAGTGTCGTCGTCACGGGCGTTTCTATCGCCACGACTGGCACCTCTGCGAGCGCCAACATTCCGCTTTGCCAGTCCGGCGAAATCCCGAAGTACATTCGCATTGCGGCAACCGCACCGGCCTGCGTGCGCCTCGGCAACGGCACTGTTACCGCGGTAACCACCGATCTACAGGTACAGCCTGGCGACGCCGTGATTCTCGCTGTTCACCAGCTCACCAAGATCGCCGCCATTCAGGTTTCTGCTGCCGGCATCGTCCAAGTGTCGCCGCTGGAGAACATGTAATGACCGACGCGCTTGATCTGGACACGAAATTCCACTTCCACGACGGCAAGATGACCGTGCAGCGCACCCAGGACTGCACGCCTATCGCGGAATTCACCAAGACCAAGCACAACGCCGGTATGTACGGCAGTTCAGAGATGAAGCATGCCGCCTCCATCCCTTACGTGATGATTGAGAAGTACTGCAACGATCACGGGATTACCTTCCGGGAGTGGTGTGTCAACAAAGAGCACATCAAGCGCATGCTGAATGATCCGGATCTGAAGGCGTTCCGCGTCTGGCCGGGGGCTGTATGAGCATTGCGACCTACTCCGACCTGCAGACCTCCGTAGCAAACTGGCTCAACCGGTCAGACCTCTCTGCCAATATTCCGGACTTCATTGCGCTGGCTGAAGATCGGCTGAGTGGCGACCTGAAGACGCGCGCTATGGAAGCGAAAACAACGCTTTCGACGGTGGGTGGAACCAGTACGGTTGCCTTGCCTGCCGATATGCTGGAGATGCGTCGCCTCCAGATTCTGGGTACCTATAACCAGCCTCTGTCCTATAGGTCGCCAGACGAGCTGAGCATTGACTACGCGGACAATCGCTCAGGGCAGCCTGTAGTTTTCACGGTGGTTGGCTCGAACATCGAGCTTGCCCCCATTCCGGACGGCGTTTACTCGGTAGAGTTGACCTATCAGCAGCGGATCCCCGCATTGTCAGCATCCAATACGACAAATTGGCTCCTGACTGCGTGGCCTAGCGCGTACCTCTATGCATCCCTGATTTCTGCAGAGCCATTCCTGAAGAACGACGAGCGTCTTCCTGTCTGGCAATCGCTATATCAGGAGGCTGTGGACAACATCAATGGAATCGACTGGTATTCCGGGTCGACCATGAAGGTTCGTGCACGATGATCCCCATTGTCGGCTTCGCTCCGGATGCTGATGTCACGACGCCTGGGTTGATCAGCGGGTGCTCTAATCTCATCCCGTACCAGAATGGCATGGAGTGCGCGCCTTCCCCAGCCATCCCAGGTAGCACTCCTGTTTTGCCAGCGGCTTGCATTGGCGCAGCAGTTGTATCGAAGCTGGATGACACACGGCGCATCATTGCTGGGACTACGACAAAGCTCTATGAGTTCTCTGCAGGCTCTTGGGTTGATGTGTCGCGCGCTGGAAACTACAACGGCGGCGTAGATACTCGCTGGTCTATCACTCAGTTCGGTGATGCCACGCTTTGCGCTAACCGGGCAGATGTCATTCAGCGCTCTACGTCTGGGGCCTTTGCGGATATTGCCACTGCACCAAAGGCAGAGATCGTTTTTACGGTTGGCGCCTTCGTGATGGCGTTGAACCTGAATGATGGCAGCGAAAAGCCTGATGGCTGGGCCTGCTCGGCAGCCTTCGACGATACAAGTTGGACTCCGAGCATTGCTACTCAGGCAACATCAGGGCGACTTGTTGCGACTGCAGGGCGCCTGACTGCCGGAATGCGCTTAGGCGAATATGCTATCGCCTACAAACAGCGATCCATTTACCTTGGCTCATATGTTGGCGCTCCGACCGTATGGAACTGGATTCAAGTGCCTGGCGGCGAGGCTGGATGTGTAGGGAAGGAAGCAATTTGCGATATTGGCGGCGCTCACTTCTTTGTGGGCGACGACAACATGTGGATTTTTGACGGGACGCGCCCTATCCCGGTGGCTGATGGCGTGATCCGACAGTGGTTCTTCGATAATTGCAATCCGCAGTATCGCTACAGGACCATCTGCAGCTTTGATCGGCAGAAGAACCTCGTGTGGGTCTTCTTCCCTTCCAATAGTTCGACTACACCTGATGCAGCAATCGTTTATCACGTCATTGCCAAGCGCTGGGGCATCGCGAACCGACAGATTGAAGCTGCCTTGAACTATGTGCAGCCAGGCGTAACGATTGATGGATTACCCACGTATTCATCCACAATCGATGGGCTTTCGTCCTATTCGTTCGATTCTCAGTTCTGGCTATCTGGCGGCAAGTCACTAGCAATCTTCGACACCTCCCATCAACTCCAGAGCATGACCGGCCTGTCTACTGGCGGCTCCATGACGACTGGCGAGGTGGGAGATGACTTCACTGTCACTACCCTGAACAGCATTCGACTTCGCTATGCGGTGTCGCCTTCTGCGTCTAGCGCTCAGGTATTTGCGCAGCAGAACTCCGGTACAGGATTCCTTGCTACCGGCTCAGGCAGTGTTCTTGATGGGAAATTCGATGTGCGTCAGACGGCGCGCTGGCACAAAGCAACATTCACATTCACTGGCCCCGCCAAGATCACGCATATGGATGCGGACTTGGTTAAGGCAGGTATGCGCTGAGTACACCAATGAAGCTGAACACGACGCCACGTGTAGGAACGAATGATCCTGTCCTGCAACGTGAGCTTCGCGAGCACGCAACCCAGGTTAACTTGCTTTCCGAAGGACGAATTGCTGGCTTCTATCAGGCCCTAACCTCTGCTCCATTGTCAGGGTCATATCAGCAAGGTGACTTCGTGATGAATCTCACCCCGACTGAACTTGGTTCCGCTGGATCAAAGTATGTGATTCATGGCTGGCAGTGTGTTGCGGCCGGAACTCCAGGTACTTGGGTCCAATGCCGATTCCTGACAGGTAACTGATGAATCTGATTCCTATCAATGCCGCGCAAATTGACTTTGCATGGCAGGACGGCGCTCATGTCCTGAAGGAGGCTTGCGATACCTCTGGAGGGGAGATTACAGGGGATCAGCTGAAGCTCATCCTGTCCCGCGGCGAGCGCATCCTTCTGCGTCTTGATGACGATGGGAAGAAGGTTGGTTGGGCAGTCGTCCGTATCGATCAGCTGCCAAATATGCGTGTGATGATGGTCACTGATCTCGTTGCCCCGGGCGGATATTTCCACCGCTGCCTTGAGCCATTACGCGCCATGTCTCGCTCAATCGGATGCTCAGTAATCCGCTGCGCCGCGAAGCCAGCCCAGGCGCGACTTTATCAAATGAAGTGCGGCTTCGAGCCTGTCTACCAGATTCTGGAGGTCAAAGTATGATCAGTCGGCGCGATCTTTACGCTATGGGTGAGCCTTTTGGCGATAGCTGCACTAGGATTGAGGCTGGCCGCTTGATCTGTGGCGGTGGCGGTGGAGGCGGTGGGAAAAGCACCACCACTACGGAAATTCCGAAGGAGCTGAAGCCACTGGCAACGGCATATGCCAATAAGGCAATGGGACTGTCCAACACCCCTTATCAGGCATATGGCGGTCAGCAAGTTGCTGACATAAATCCATACCAGAACGCAGCAACAGCGCGCCTTGGTGAGATGTTCAATTCTGGCGATTCCGCCATGAATGCGGCCAGAAACACAGTTACTAACTCGCTTAACTCTGGTCAAGCCGCCACGCAGAACCCGTATGGGTATATTGGGAATGGTGGCAGCAATCAATATGCTGGCTCAAACCCGTATCTTCAGCAAAATATCGATGCTGCACTCGGTGACATTACCAGGAACTACAACAATGCCGTTGCTCCTGGCCTAACCACTCAAATGGTAAATTCCGGTTCATTCGGTAACACCGGAGCGCAAGCTGCAACTCAGAACGCCATGAATGATTTGACGAAGAATCTTGCAAATACTGCATCTGGGATGCGCATGCAGGATTATGGCAATCAACAGCAGTTAGCAGAAAGTCAGATCAATCGAAACCTGCAGACCAACCAGTTCAACGCTGGGCTTGGTCAGGATTATGCGTCAAGGAACGACTCTCTACGCGGTCAGATGCTTGGATTGGCTCCAGGCTATGAAAACCAGCAGCTCGGCGTTGCAAACAACTTCATGAACGCCGCGAATATGTATCAAGACAACCAACAGCAGAAGCTGGATGCGCAATACCAGAACTATCTGGATCAGCAGAACGACCCATATAAGAAGCTTGCCGCGATGGCAGGTGTATTCGGGTCTGGACTTGGCACCACCACTACTACTAAATCGTCCGGGGGTGGGAAATGAGCTGGCTTGGTGATGTAGGCAGCTTTGAGCTGTTCAACCTGAAAGGCATGGGGAATCAGATCAAAGATAACCCTGCTCGCCTCCTATACGGCTCTGCAGACCCATTCTCCACCAAGATGTGGAATGGGGTCCTCGGAACTGATGACAAGCCACTCGTTGACCAATGGGGAGGCGCGGCTCCGCAGCGCTATGGTGAGGCCGAGGATGCGGGTATCAACACAGGCCCGGGCAAGACCATGCATGGCGTTGCACGCACCATCGCGGGCATGTTTGCAGGTGGTTATGGCGCTGGGCAGGCAGGAGGCCTCCTGAGTGGCGGTCAAGGTGCAGCGGCAGCAAGTCCTGGTGCTGCCGGATATGGCGTTGGTCAACCAGTGGTATCGGGTGGTGTTGGTAATGCCACCTACGCTGGCGGACAGTCACCTGGCCTGCTCAGCACCATGGGCAGCAAGCTTTCGAGTTTCAATACTGCAGCAAAGCCATATATGGAGGCTGCACAGTATGGGCAACAGGCAGCAGGCCTTCTGTCCACGCAGTCTCAGGAGCCTCTGGCGGCTCAGCCTCAACAGCAAGTTACCGGTGGTCCAGAATCACTCGCGCAACTCGCTCAAGGCAGCCAGAACAACCTGATTCAGCGCAGGCAGCAAGCCATGCAGCAGCGCCGGATGATGGGGGGATTCTGATATGGCTACGAACTCTGGCGGGCTGCTCGACTTCGTTAATACCCCGATTGGCATGGGGCTGCTATCTGCGGCTTTCGGCGGCCTTGCCGGGGCTCGCCGTGGGGCGCCTCTCAATAGCCTTGGCACTGCAGGTCTGGCGGGCGTGGCTGGGTATAACGCTGCGTCGTCGAATGCGCTGAAGAATCAGGCAATGCAGATGAAACAGCGTCAAATGGAGCAGCTACCGACTCTGTATGGTACTGACAAAGACGGGAACACCACATTTGACTGGAAGTCTGCCATTGCTCTTGGCGTATCCCCTGACGATCTCGCGAAATATGGTCAGGCGCCTAACGCAGGAAAGACCAAGGTTGCTCGCACCCTGGAAGTGCCAGGCATCAACGGCACCAAGCAGACGATTCAGCTAGACGAATTCGGCAACCGTGTCGGGGATGGCATAGACAGCTATGTCGCCCCTCAGTTGGTAGACCTGGGTGGTTCAAAGCAGTTCGTCACACCAACTGCAGGCCAGGGGTATGCCGTTAGCATGTCTCCCGCGGAACTTGCTGCGAATGCCCGCGGTTGGGCAGGCATTGAGAACCAGCGTCAGCAAAATGCGATCATGCAGGATGCCAACAACATCAACCGTCAGGCGCAGCGGACTCAGATCGTTGTTGGCGCAGACGGTAAAAATTACCTTATTGATAAGGGAACTGGCTCTGCGACTCCTGCCGTAACGGAGCTTGGTGCCCAAGTTATGTCTGGTCCACTTGCGGAAGCGACTGCAAAGAACCAGCAAAATATGCAGAAGCTTGGCGGCATGATCCAAGAGGCAAGAAAGATCCTTCCTGATGCAACTTCAAGTGGCTTAGGTGCTATCCGTGATACTGGTAAGCGCTTTTTTGGCAAGAGCAGCCCAGAGGCGCAGGCAGCAGCCAAGCTTGGTGTCATTGGCGGGAACATGCTGATGTTCATGCCCCGCATGGAAGGCCCTCAGTCTGACCGAGACGTTGAGAACTACAAAGCGATGGCCGGCAAGGTTAGCGATCCGACTATACCAGTTGAGGAGCGCATGGCTGCCTTGGATGCTATGCAGATCCTCGTTGACAAATATAGCGGTCAGACGCAACAGCCGGCTCCAGCACAGCCACAACCGAAGCAGGCGGTAGGCACCTATTCTGACCAGGACAAAGAAGCTCGTTATCAGGCCTGGAAGCGTCAACAGGGGATGAGCCAATGACTGAGCAGGAAGAGTTTGAGTTTCGCCACCGTCTTGAGCAGGAGCAGGCATCTGCGCCTCGTGTGGCAGCGCCAAAAATGGTGGCTCCTACCTCAATGCCTGATGCATCGCCTAACTATCTTGAAGATACGAACTGGCTGCAGCGCGGCATGATTGGCGCAGGTAAAGCGACTAACGACCTACTGCTCGGTGTCGGCTTCACTCCTGATGGTGTCATTGGCAAGCACATTGTTACCGAGCCAATGCCAGAAGCAGACAAGCAGCTTATGAGTGACCCTGCCGGGCTGATTGGCAATATCGGCGGTCAGGCTGGATTGATGTACGTCGGCGGCAAGGGGCTGCAGGGTGCTGGTAAGCTTCTTGGTGCTGCACGAGGCGTTGGCGCGCTTGGGCAAGCTGCTGGACGCGGCATTGAGGCTGCAGGGAATGCAGTTATTTCCCCTGCTAGCTACAAGCAAGCGGCAGCGGTAGGCGCTGGTTGGGGCGCGCTTTCGCAGCCTGGCGATATTGGTGACCGCATTCAAAATGCTGGAGTGGGCGCAATTGGCGGGAGTGCCGGCCTCGCACTAGGGAGAGGTCTCGGGAAGATTGCGGGTTCGATTAAATCGGCCCTAACTCCAACTCGAGATATGCAGGCGGAAATAACCGCTCGACTAGCGTCTAGTGGCATCGACTTTAATGCGCTACCTAGAGAGGCACAAAAGCAGATCATAAAGATTGGCAAGCGTTCAGTCGAAGATCTTGATGTACTAGATGAGAAGCAATTAGCACGACTTGCTGATTTCAACTCTCTTGGCATAACTCCGACTCGCGGATGGGTTACTCGTGATGCCAAGGATTGGTGGTTGGAAAATAACCTCAATACAGTTGATGACCAGATAGCTGCGCGCTTCAAGGATGCCAACCAGAAGCTTGTCCAAGGTGTTACCAAGGACGCTGGCAGTGCATCTGATTATCAAATGGGCAAGAAGCTTGAGGAAGCCATTACTGGCTATGACTCTGCCCTTAAGAGCAAAGCTGATGCACTCTACAATCAAGCAAGAGCGACTGCTGGTCGCGATATTCCGCTTGATCCTCATCAATTTGTAAATCGGGCATCTATTGATCTAGACCAGCAAATGCTTGGCGCAAAACTGCCAAAGGACACGCTGCTTTGGTTTAAGCGCGTTACTGGAGGCAAAGAGCCTTTTGATATGGGTACTGCACTGCAGCGCCTGCAGGCAATAAATGGGCGCATCTACTCTACTACTGATCCAGCAGAGGCAAAGGCTCTCGGAATAGTCAAAAATCACTTAATTGATGTGATTGATAATGGCGAAGCGGCTGCAGCTACACTGCGCCCCAATCCTGGCGTTCAGCCGCAAGGTAGCAGGGTTTTTACGCAGCCAGGATTTGGCAGCGATAGGATTTCTGGCCCTAGCAATGGGCTGTCTGGCCCGCAGTCTACTGATCTTATTCCGTTCAACGGTGAACTTGTGCCGACTAGCGGACAAGATGCTGGATATACAGGTATCGCAGAGGCATTCCGTGCCGCGCGCGCAGCAGCTGCTGACAGATTCAGATTCCAAGAGTCCAACCCTTTGGTAGAAAAGGTATTGAAGGGTCGTTATACCCCTGAAAGACTCCCTGATCTCATCAGCTCCATGCGCGTGGATGACCTTAATAGCCTAGCGAGAGTCGAGGCTGAGCGAGGCGTCCCCATGCTTAGTTCGTTGCGTGATGCAGCAAAAGCCTACATCCGCGATTCATCTACATTGCAAGGTGAAACCGGAGGCACCTTCACAACAAGAGGATTGCGAACAGCCCTTGATAGGATAGGCCCAGAAAAAGGTGAGGTTCTCTTCGGGAAAAATGGATGGGATGACTACCAAAGGATTTTGCGTGCAGCAGGGAATATCAATAATGCACCGATAAAGCCAGCAGGTTCTGCGACGGCAGCGAATATGATGCGCATGCTGCAACAAATACCTCTTCCTGGAGTTCCTAAAGCAATAAATATTGCCATTACCGGCCTAGGTAAATTCAAGCAAATGTCAGATGTTGGCGCAGCTCTAAACTCAGGCAGCGGTCTCCTGACGCCCATGCCAGTCCAGAAAGCGGCTAGCAGGCTTCCTCTTCTGACTACTCCTGGCCTGCTCAGCGTTTCGGAATAACTTCGTCGGGCTCATCGGCTCTAGACCACAAAACGAACTTCCTGATCTTGCTTCCACGAGGCAGGTATCGCTTTGCGAGCCTGATTAGGAAATGTTCGAACGAAACGATAAGCCATAAACCAACGAACGGCCCTGTTACCTGAATCGTCTTCAGGATGGCGCCTTTCAGTTCCATCTCGCCTCCAGCCCGCCTAGTGCGGGCTTTTTATTGGGAAGAAAGCCATGCCGCTACCTTCTTCTATCAACGATCTGTCGCAGACTGCTTCGGCGAATAGCCCGGCCGGTTCCGAGTCTCCAGGCCTGATCGATGACTACCTGCGCACGTATGCATCATACATCGCAATTCTACGCGATAAGCCAGGCCGGCTCATCGGTGCGCCTAAGACGTTTTTCACCGCAGGTGCGGCGACATACACACCGTCAGCCGGCATGACACTTGCCGTCATCTTCGCCACGTCTGGCGGTGGTGGCGGTGGTGGAACTGTAGCGACCGTTGCCGCGCAAGGTGCTATTGGCGCTGGAGGTGCTTCTGGCGGTTTCTGGAATGGTTATCTCACGTCAGCTCAGGTTGGCGCGTCTTTGGCTTTGACCATTGGCGCACCAGGAGGCGCGTCGGCTGGTGGCGCCGGAACTGCTGGCGGTACCACGTCAATCGGAGCCTTTGTATCTATCCCTGGCGGTAGTGGTGGTAGTGCAGGTGGTGCTGTGTCATCCAGTAGCACGGCAGTTAACAACGGGGGCGCCCCAGGCGCAGCACCGAGCGTGGCGGGAGCCGTGACGATCACGCAAGCCTCTGGAATTCCGGGCGGTGTAGGTGTTGCAACCCAAAATGGCTCTGTATCTGGATATGGGGCTGGATCCCCTATTACGAATGGCGCAGGTGGTGGAAGAGGGGTTGGCCCCACCAATGCTGGCCTACCCGGTACTTCTCCAGGTTCTGGCGGATCTGGTGCATGTGCCGGGGCTAGTTCTGCGGCATTGGCTGGCGGTGGTGGAAACGCCGGCATGGTGATCATTTACGAGTTTGGTAATCCATGATGAAAGCATACGCATATGTCTATGATGGCGAGGTCGTGGAAGTAATTCATGGAGCCATGTATGAGGCTCCATCAGTTGAATTGCGCGAAAGGATTGGCGAGGATGAATGGAATCTACTGGAGGATCGCACAGGTCGTGAAATACCAATTTCAGAGCGGTTTACCCCTGAATTCATCCGCTATTTAGTTGAGGTAGATCCTGAAAATGTAAGGCAGGGGATGCGCCTGGTTGATGGGGAATTTGTCGCAGGCGCTGTGCTGGGAGCCTATTGATGCTGAATATTACCCCTGAATTATTTGGTGCTGTAGGCGACTGGAATGATGTATCAGGCACGGATGATTCAGCGGCATTTTCTGCAATGGCTACGCACATTGCAGCCAATCCTGGAACTGTAGTCACCATCCGCAGAAAGCATTACGTAAAAAGTGGATGGCAGATTGGCGCCAGTAATTTTTCCATTCGCGGCATAGGCAGTGCGCAGGTTCATAGTGATGGGGCCGCAGGACAAGACACTTTGCGTGTCACAGGAGGCTCTAACATCGAAGTAAGTGGCGTTAAGTTTTCGCAACCAAGATCACTTCTTCGAGGGAATGAGTTCTGCATGTATTTCTTGGATTGCGCAAATGTAAGGGCTCTGTACAACTGGACAGATGGTGGAACTGCTGGGATATGGTTCAACCATTGTGCACACTCCATCGCACAGGGGAATACTGTCGATACCCCGAAAGCAGATGGCATTCATTTCAGCCATGGAAGTAGATACTGCAAGGCGATTTGCAATACAGTCCTAAATCCTGGTGATGATGCGTTTGCAGCCAGCTATTACAACCCTGTTAGCGGGCGCACACATCACATAGATTTCATACAGAACTCGGTTAGCAGTGGTTATTGGGGATTTGGCTTTGCAATCTATAGCGCCGATTACATCAATATCATCGGTAACAGCCTTACTGAAATCGCGCTCGGCATGGTCACCTTGAACGAGAATGCTGGCGGTGGAATGTCCACAAACATCCATATCAGTGATAACCGTGCAAGCGGTCTATGCAGGGTTAGCGCGGTTCCAATGAATTATTGGCATGGTCTCCCAGACGAAGCGGTTACCTCCGTCCTGTTCATGGCCGGCGCGCTTCTACGTGGTGAGAATGTCAGTTTCATCGGCAATAGTCTGTTCGACATAAAGGCATACTCACCATCAGCACAGGCGCGCACAGGCGTACGTATGAATGGCGGCACGGCAATCAGGGTCATGCATAATGGAATTCGGCAATGCGGCTGGACTGGCATCGCTGGTGGTGACCAGATGCTGAGTGAGTGCACTGTTTCATCAAACGCGCTAGATGAGGTAAATGGTGTAGGTGTCAGATTCGAGAACACCCCACTCTCAACATCATTAGTGATCTCAGGAAACGCTGGAGGCTATGGCGCCATCAACGGTGATCCATTCCTAGTTCGTGTGGTTGGTGCAGGTGCTACCCGGGTAGCCATCTGTGGAAATACAAGCGCATCGGGGCGAGGTATTTCCACAGACTCAGGTACTGGCAGTACTAACCTGCTGATCGCTGGGAACTACTGCTGATCCAGATTCTCTGGATCATCATCATCAGTATCGCTCCAGTCATGGGCAAGAATGCCATTACCCATAAAACTGGGTTTATGTGCAGGTGCATAGCCGCATGCCCTTTAGCAAGCACGACCCAGGACATTGTCACCGTCATGCTGAACATTGCCGTAATAGCAATATCTCTTAGTTTTCCTATATAGAAGACGGCAGCAATTGCCTGTATGTAAATGCAAGCAAGAAATATCCAAGAGAATGCGAAATTCGCCCCGGCAATGATTGGTTGATAGAAGCTTCCGAAATATCTCCAGAGAGTTTCTATAAGATCTGCACCATTGCCAAGCTCAGGTCTAACATCAGCTCCAGAGGCATATGTTCTGCGCGTAACATCTGTGGCAATTCCATGCAAGCCATCAAGTATCACACCTGAGCGCAAATACGCATGCAGCAATGCGGAAATTACAAATCCGATTGTTGCGGAAATGAAAAGTATAAAGAACGCCTTTGCTATAGCTTGTGGGGTATCCTTGTTTGCCAGTCCAAAATAAATCGCTGGAAGTGTTGAGATGATTAGGACGCTAGGCAGGAATTCATAGCCGAATGAGCATTTGATAACTACCGCCAAAGTGTATAAGGCTAAAAAAGCCTTTGATCTTATGGCGTTGGCTAATCCATGTTTAGAAATCCAGTAGGCTGTCACGAGAACTGGTAGGAACCAGTTCCACGGACTCCAATAAAGGTTTCCAGAAAACTCAAGCCACCATGGAGATGCCATAAGGATCATTCCTGCCCCTATGGATGCTAGCAGTCCGAATTCCTTTGAAAGCATGGCAAGGAGAATCGTAAGAACAACAGCCGTCAATACGGATGAGAGGAGTCTGTATGGTTGCATGTCAACTCCTCCGAAGTGTTTGTACAACCTGCTATATAAGTAACCAGAAGCGCCTATTTGTGATGTGTAAACACCAACTGCTAGATTTGATGTTATATCTGCAGGCTTTCTTTTTGTTAAAAATTCTCCTGGCGTAAGCATGTCTCCTGAATAGTTCACGTTCAGGTATGTTGATCCACCAGACAAAGATACAACTGACCTTGTCTGGCCGTTAGGCATGAAAATCTTTTGACCTGGAGCAAATTTGTAAAGGTTCTGTAGTGATGTGTCTACAATGAAAGATTGCGTGCTCCTTGACACACCGTTGTACCAGTTTTCATCTGAAACCTTTGAGAGCATTCTCTTCTTTAGAACAACCCCAGCGGAACTGTCGAAAAATTGATCCCTGCAATTCTGTGCAGGTAAATAACCAACTATTCCTAGCTTTGTTTTTGTATCTGTTTTATCACCTGACTCATTCAGCATAGAGCACAGGATTAGGTTTTCAGAGAACTGGTCGTAGAACGACTGGTTGACGATTTTTAGAGGGTCTTTGAATGACCACCATGCCATCAATGCGCATACGATAGTTGCCGCGCATATTTTCGTTAACTTCTTCATACGTCCTTCCGCTGGATTTTGCCCAGGCATGCTACGCAGCAATACATGAATGATCAATTGGAGCATAAATGATGTCATTCACCGAATCGCAGCTTATGCGCATCTACCCCAACGCCAGCCAGAGAGCTGGCGTTTTTGTTCCTGCGCTCAACAGGGCGATGCAGCGGTACAAGATCGACTCTCCGGTGCGGCAGGCGGCGTTCCTTGCCCAGATCGGGCATGAATCTGGCCAACTCCGCTATACGCGCGAGATATGGGGGCCTACGCGGGCGCAGAATGGCTATGAGGGCAGGAAGGACCTCGGGAACGTAGAGCCAGGAGACGGGAAACGCTTCATGGGGCGCGGCCTGATTCAGATCACAGGCCGCGACAACTACCGCAAGGTCGCTGCTGCGCTTGGAATTCCACTGCTGTCCAGACCTGAGTTGCTTGAGCAGCCGGAATGGGCTGTTACCTCTGCAGCCTGGTGGTGGGCAGATCGTGGCCTGAATGAAATAGCTGACTCTGGTGACTTCGAGAAGCTGACGCGCCGTATCAATGGCGGCCTGAACGGGCTTGATGATCGCAAGGCTATCTGGGAGCGCGCCAAGAGCGTGCTGGGGGCTGCATGATGGACTGGAAAACCGTGGTGAAGACCGTTTCTCCCTGGATTGGAACGGCCCTTGGCGGCCCGCTCGGAGGCATGGCAGTGGAAGCCGCGGCTTCAGCACTTGGCCTCTCCGAAAAGACCACGGACGCGGTAAAGCAGGCCATATCCGGAGCCACTCCTGAGCAGATGCTTGCCTTGAAGCAGGCCGATCAGGAATTCGCACTACAGATGCAGGCGCTTGGGTTTAAGCAGGTGACTGACCTGGAGGCATTGGCCGCTGGTGACAGGAAGGATGCCCGCGCCATGCAGATTGCGCAGCGCTCTTGGGTGCCTGCTGCGCTTTCTATCATCGTCACCATTGGCTATTTCGGCATCTTGATAGGGATGATGCTCGACTGGCTGAAGGTGTCAGACTCCCAGGCCCTTTTGCTGATGCTAGGAAGCCTGTCGACAGCCTGGGGCGTTGTCATGGCCTTCTGGTTCGGCACTACCTCGGACAGCGCGCGCAAGACTGAACTGTTGGCGGGATCGCCGCCGGTAAAGGGTAAGGTGTAG